TCGACACTTAAAGGATTCAAGCATGCCGAGGGCGGGCCCATCAAGCTGGCCATCGGCGGCGTGGGCAAAATCCGTAAAGGCTTTCCCGGCATGAACAAAGCGCCCAAAAGACTGGCCCGGGGAGGCACCGTTCGGGGCTCCGGGGCGGCAGTCAGAGGGACCAAGTTTTCGGGCGTGTACTGAGCGCTATATATAAGGATACGGATCTGGATGAATTACGCCCAGCTAAGAGCCGCTATCCAGAACTACAGTCAGGACTTAGAAGCCAGTTTTGTCGAAAACATCGATTTGTTCATCCGGTTGGCGGAATACCGCATCGCCCTGAACGTCCGCCTGCCCAACTCCCGCCGGGACATCGAGGCGGCGCTGACGGCGGGCGAACGGCTCTGGACGGTCCCGCCGGATTTCCTGGCGCCGGATTCGCTCGTGATCGTGACGCCCTTCTGTTCCTGGTTCCCCATGAACAAAGACCCGGAGTTCCTGGACGAGATGTATCCCGATCCCCTGCGGCGGGGAATCCCCCGGTTCTATGCTTATCTGAACGAGACCAGCCTGAAGTTCGGGCCCACGCCGGATCAGGACTATTCCTTCCGTCTGGCCTACTTCACTCCCGCGCCCAGCATCGTGGACAACTATAGGACATGGCTGGGCGAGAAATTTGCGCACGCCCTTTTATCCGGGGCGCTGTGCGAGGCGGCGAAATACCAGAAAGCCGAAGACAACCTGTATGTGCGCCTGAATCAGGCGTTTATGCAGGATCTGGCCACGGATCTCTCCTTCAGCAAGGGCCGGGCGAAGAAGGATACGTACGAAGAGCCGGATAAGAGGATGCCGGTATGACCCCTACCGCCGGAATCTCCCTTTACACCCAGTCGCTCTCCATCGAAAAGCCCGCCACCGGCGCGCAGCCGGGAACCTGGGGCATCACCGCGAACAACAATTACGACCAGATCGATTCCGCCATCCAGGGATCGGTCACTGTCAATTTCGCCCAGCAGCCCGCCATCACCAATCCTTTTGTCCTGACCACGCAGCAGGGCGCGAGCCAGTCCAACATGCCGGTGGGGGCGAACGCCAACGTGATTTTCACCGGCACTCTGAGCGCGGACGGCTACGTGATGGTTCAACCCGGGGACGCGCCGAGAATCTTCTACGTTTCGAATCAGTGCATCGACGCGGCGGGCGGATCCGCGCAGTACGGCCTGATCTTTTCGCAGGGCGACTCCGTCGCGGACACCCCGGGCGCGACGTTCACGCTCGACATGGGACAGTCCGCGATCATTTACGCGGACGGAGCGGGCGCCTCGCCCAACGTGCGCGGAGTGATCGACAATCCCCAGTTCAACAATGTCCTGGTCAAGGGCTCTTTGACCGTGGAGGGCCAGTACAAACAGAACCAGATCAACCTCGATACGACTGATCTGACCTCCACTACCTACCGGCAGCTGGGCTACACCACCGATAGCGTGCTGCGCTGGACGGTCAACGCCACGCAGCAGACGGCGGGAATGTCGCCGGGATGGAACGACGGGAGCGACAACTTCCAGATCCGCCGGTTCGATGATGACGGAAGCGCCTTCACGGTCGCGGGCAATCCTGCGGCGTCATGCCTGTATATTACGCGCGCCACCGGCAACGTGACCATTGGTCCCGCCGGGGACATGCGGACCACTTCCACCGATCTCGCGGCGCAGCTGACGGTCATTACCCCGCAGACGCTGAACAAAACCGTGCTTCATGTGGTGTGCCAGCCCAATCAGGTCGCCCCGGCGATTCTGGTGCAGGACACCACTCCGGCGAACAAGTTCGCGGTGGACGCTATCGGGAACGTGCGCATCTACGGGAGCCTCATCATGTGGTCTACCGGGGCGGCGGAAAACGGATGGACCGGCACGGTCACGCCGGTGGGCGGTCCTACTTTGACTTACCGGGGCGGCGTGCTGGTGGGGGTGTCATGACCAATCTGAGCGATGTGATCGTAGACGCGGACGGCGCCCTCGCGCAGGGGCAGCTCACGTTGCACTGGCCGATGTTCATGGTGGGCGATACCGCCGTGACGCAGGGGCACAAGACTTATGAGATCGAGGCGGGCGAGATCAACCTCGATCTTTTCCCCACGGTCACCGCACAGCCCAGCGGATCCTATTACACCGCGCGGTTTGAGCTATCGACCGGATCGGTCTACGATGAGTACTGGATACTGCCCGACAGCGATATCACCGTGAAACTGAATCAAGTCCGCGCGATGTTTCCGCCCTCGCCGGGGTTGTTCATCAACGCCAACCAGATCACCGGATCGAGCGCGACGATAGGGCAGTTCCTGGGATGGAACGGATCGCAGTGGGTGCCGATGACTCCGGGGGTCTCTCCCGTGGCCTCGCTGGAGGACGTTCTGGGCAAAATCCTGGCGCGTCTGGACGCGATAGAATCGAGACTCTCCGCAGGAGGATTATGAGCACTCTTTTCCTAGACCACATACAGAGGTTGAATCTGCATGCCCTGATCGGTCAACAGCGCGCGAGCGTAGACGAGATGAGGATGTACTGGAGACTTCAGGACCGCATCGATCTGTCGGAAGAAGAGCGCGAGGCTATCGGATGGCAGACTCGCGAGGTGAACGGGCAGAAGCAGACCGCCTGGGACTCTTCCCGGGGCCTTCCGCCCAAAGAGTTCGAAATGACCGACGAGGAGATGAAAAAGGTTCTGAACGTGGTGAAATCCTGGCAGCAAGGCTACATGGTGGGCGCGGAGCGCATCTGGCTGGAGCCGTTGCTGGGGCAGCTGGAGAACGGAGCGCAACCCGCCGCACATGGGGCAACTCAGTAAAGTCCAGTTCGCCCCGGGAATCAACCGGGAGAAAACCAACTACACCAATTCGGGCGGCTGGTACGAGGCGAATCTGGTCCGCTTCCGGCAGGGCAACCCGGAGAAGATGGGCGGCTGGGTCGCGATCATCCGGGACCGGCTGAACGGAGTCTGCCGCTTCATTCATCAGTGGTCCGATCTGGAATCGAACCGCTATATCGCGCTGGGCACATCGAGCCATCTCTACATTCTGTGGGGCGAGCAGTTCTACGACGTGACGCCCATCCGTGCGGCGTTCCCCACCGGCGCGACGATCAGCGCGGAGGAAGGCTCGCGTATTCTGACCGTCTCTCTGACGGATCACGGAGCCCGCGCGGGAGACTTCGTCAACATCACCGGAGCCGCCGATCCGAACATCCCCGACGGGCAGTACCGGATTTTGGCGGTCGCGGATTCGAACGAGTTCTCGATTGAACTCGACGCGCCCGCGACGCACACATTCAGCGCCGCCGCCGGTCTCACGTTTCTGATCAACTCCGGCTCCGAAGACACCATCCCCGGCGAGGGCTGGGGCATCCCGCCGTGGGGCGGACAGGCCGTGGGAATGCCCCCCGAGAACAATGTCGGATGGGGCGAACCCTTCAACTCCCATCTGCTGTTCCCCGACGATCCGACCGTGGTTACGATGCGCATCTGGGACATCGATAACTTCGGCGAGGATCTGGTCGCGAACATCCGAGGCGGGCAGATCTTTTACTGGAAGCGCGTGGGCGGGCTGCAGAACCCTGCGGTGCCGTTGCGGGACTTGGTCGATCCCACCAATAGCAGCGTCGTGACGGATCGCCCGATCATCGCCAATCAAATTCTCGTCTCTCCGAATGACCGTCACTTGATCGCATACGGCTGCAACGATCTGGGCGTGACGCAGCAGGATTTATTGCTGGTGCGCTGGTGCACTGCGGAGAACCCCTACGACTGGACGCCGTTGAGAACCAACGATGCGGGCGGCATGCGGCTGGGCTCCGGCTCGTTCATCATTTCCGCGATGCGGACTTCGAACAACATCCTCATCTGGACCGACCTGGGTCTGTGGGTGCAAAGCTATATCGGCATGCCTTATGTTTTTGGGTTTCAAAATGTAGCCGAAGGTCTGTCGATCATTTCTCCGAATTGCATGATCAATATCGGCTCTGCGGTTCTGTTCATGGACAGGGGCATTTTCTACAGCTATACCGGGCAGGTGCAGGAGCTGCCTTGCACGGTGAAGGACTACATCTTCAGTGACCTGAACTTCACCCAGGCTTACAAGGTTTACGCGGGGCACAACCACAGCTTCAGCGAAGTGATCTGGTTTTATCCCAGCGCCGGGTCGATTGAGAACGACCGCTACGTCATCTTCGATTACGCGCAGCAGCTCTGGTCGATGGGGCGGCTGGAGCGGACCGCGTGGCTCGACATGGGGCGCAACGCTTATCCGGTGGCCTGCGACCGGAGAAACCGGCTGCTTTATTACCACGAGTTCGGCCACGACGACGACGGCGATCCCATGCCCGCCTATATCG